ACCTAAGTAATCTTTGTAAAAATCTACAAAGCCACCTGAATATTGGTCAGCAGTTAATGCCCTACCGGGAACATATGCACTTTGAGTTGTACCAACTGTATCTTCTTCAGCCATTTTTAATTACCTTCTCATGGTTATTCTTCAAATTGAGGAGCATTTCCAGTAAACCCAGCTTCCCCTGCAGTTGGCGTAGCTCCGACTCCGATTGTGCCGTTACCATTCCCTTGATTGTCAGTTCCTTGAGGTTGTTGAGGTACTCCACTAGGCTGCCCCATTCCTTGCTGTTGACTATTGGGGTCAGTACCCTCGCCTGTTCCTTGTTGAGCATCTGCCATCATTCCTTTCAACATTTCTGCGTATATTTGAGCTTCGTTTGCATCGTTGACTAAACTATCGGGGTCTATGTCTTGTGCAATTGCTAATTCTCTCATAAGATTAGGTATCTTAATAAAAGGTGCAAGCATAGGATTTGCTACGGTCTGCAGTAATGATGTTAATCTCTGACTGCGTACTTCTTTTTGCATTACTGCCGCTACCCCACGAGGTTTGATCTCTAAGTCGCCCTGTATATCTTCTACGTCTTCATTGAATTGCATGTTCCATTGAAAATATGCTTCTCCTAATGGTTTAAGTAGATTATCATCAATATTCTTTATGACTGTTTTCATAGCAAGACCTGCAGAACCCATTAACATAGATAAACCTGCTGCAGTTCTACCTGTTCCTGTAACTCCTGTTTGTCCGTGCATAATTGATGGTATACCCGTCTCTTCGTCTGCAAGTTGACGAGATATTTGATACATCTGTATATTCTCACCTGCAGTGTTTGGAAATTTAAGACCATTGATTGCAGTTCCTGTCACACCAGACTGTCTTCGGAATATCTTTCCGGGAAATATGTCCATGTTCTGTCCGGGAACTAAACTTGCTTCGTCTACATCAAACACAAGATTACCTGCAAGTGCTAAGTTATCGATAGCCATTCTTACATGCCCATTCATAAGCAATTGTGCATCTTCCATGTTCTCTGCTACACCAACACCCCACAACTGATAAGGGTTAATTTCAAATGGAAATGCTTGATATGGTATTCTAGCAGGAGTAAAAGGATTAGCTACACATCTAAGTATCATGCTACCACATACCCACACGTTTACTTGTATCTGATCAAACTCTGACATTTCATTGATGCCATCCATGCCGACTTCGTCAGCGTATTTTTTATCAATGACTCCCCAATACTCAAGAACTTCAAATCTATTCTCTTGATAGTATGGTTCGGTTTCATCTTCACGGATAGTATCTTCGTAATATTTATCTTCGTAGTTAGGACCTTCAGCTAAACATTCTTCTATTGCTTCTGCATCAAAATGAGGTCGCATGACAAGAGATCGTAACTGTTGTCTGCTCATACGATGTCTTTGTATCACATACTCACAGTCTTCAATGCTAGTAGCAGACGGGTCAGGGTGAAAATCCCACACAGAAACAGATTCTATGCGAGGTACTACTTTTTCATAAGGAACGTATGTTCTATTTCCTTGCTCATCTTTCTCCCACTTATGAACACGTTTGTAAAAGTTGAAAGGTCCTTTTACAATACCTGTACCTAAAAGAGATGATTCAAAGATAGCTTTACGAAATACATTTACAGCATTAGTATCCAATAATTGATCGTGAATACACTTCTCCATTCGTAATGCCATCTTTTGAGCAGGTTTAACTTGAGGTTCTCCCATCTTGGAAGGTCCTGCAGCTAAGACATTAGGAAGTTCTTTATCATATGACCCCAACTTATGAGGTTTTTCTATCGACAAAGCACCCGGAGCAAGCTGTTGACCATCTCCTTCAAAACCATAAGGGTCGGACATTTCATCAAGAGGAGTCTTTTGATGTGCAAACTCTTCAATACCTTCAGGCATTGGAGTAGGCTCGACAACTAACGGAAACTTCTTGTTAGCAAATAGTATGTCAACTATCTGACCATATGCCGCAAGAACTTTTGTTTTAGTTATTTTTATAAAGACTTTTGATCTTTCAGAATCTCTGTACTGCGTAGTAGAATCGTAGATTCCTCTGAAGTTTTTGTAAGCTTGTAGCCACCTGTGTTCGTGGGTACGTCTTCCATTCTCAGAATCGTCAAACTTTTTTCTTACATAACCTGCAAGACCCGGCATTTGTTCTGCAGGGTTTTGTATAGGTATAGCAGTATCGTCTTCTGGTTCAAGGAAATTATCAGCCATGTGTAATCCTTATATTTTAGTAGTCTCTTTCTTCAGCCATTTTAAACAGCGATGCTTCTACTGTTGGTTTGGATTGTTTCTTTGGCATATCAACTTGTAACTCATTATTACCGTTGTTTGACGTATCAAAGTCCATTCCTTCTCTAGTTAATTGATTTGATCCCATTGGGTCATCAACTGAAGTTTTGTCACTGCCCATTATGTATGCAGCACCGTAGTTATAGTTATTGTCTGGCATAGTTATCTCCTATTCTGCCTGTTTACAAATCCACCAGAGGAATATCCCCCAGCTAATCCCATTGGCATACCTGTCAATGAGCCTGAAAGTGCATCTAAGAAAGACCCACCTCCTGTTTCTTCTGCAGCTTTTTCAACTCCAGATTCAATTGTTTTATCTACATCTCTCATACTGAATGGGAACGGATTAATTGTTTCAACGCCTGCTCTCATTACAGATTCAGGTACTGATCTACCTTCATCTCTAGATTCTGAATATTCAATAGCTCCCGGAACGGGTGTTAATATAGGAGCAGACTTTGCAATTGTAGATGCTATTGCTGCCACACCTGTCAAGATAGTTTTACCTGCTTTAGACTTCGCAGCATCAGTCGCACCTTTTACTATATCATCCCAAAGACCTTGAGCCTTTAACATCTCTACACCTTCAGGTGATATGTTTTTATAGGCTTCTTGTTTAGCAAGGATTGCATTTTCAGCTTTTAGTTGTTTTCTTACTGCCTTGTCTTTATCTTCTTGTTTTATTTTTTTAATTGTTTGTTCATTGGTTAACTCAGCAACTTGACTTTGTAAAGCTAACTTTTCTTTTGTTTTACCTAATTTTTTTGTTTCTAATTCTTCTTGTACAAGTTCTTCTTTTCTTACATTCGTTAAAGTCTTTGCGGCATCAAGTTTTATCTCTGCATCTGTAGGAGGTCTTGCCACGCTTTCTTTTGTTAAGTTGGCAGTTCCAAAAGAAAATTTACCCTCGTGTGCAGGGAAAGATTTACCTGATGTATTTAAATCTAAAGACGGAGAGTTTATACCATACTGTGTAAATAGGGAATTAACTGTGCCTGTTTGTAAATTTGTAGCAGAGTTTTTAAGTAAGTTCTCTGTTATGTTTCCTATTGACTTTGACTCAGGACTATTTGCTTTGTATGATTTTCCTTTTGTGGTTGTATCTTTGTGACCCATAAAATCGTCACCAAGACTGCCAGTCAACTTTAAATCACTTTCAAGAGCTTCAATAGTGGCTGATCTTACTATAGTTGTTAGACCTGTTTGTACCTTACCACTCTTGTCAATAGGTAGGAAACTTTCAAATTTATCAACAAACAAAGGAGCTATGTGTTTTTTAAATGCTGATGATGCTCTAGCAGAGCTTGTGTTAAATAATTTAATTTCAGCATTAGGCATTTTAGGGTTTGCACTTTTTGCTTTCTCGTATACATCTTTTAAAAATTCTGCAAAAGCACCTTTGTAAGTTACAGGATTTCTTGTCTTCTTCCCTCGTGTTTCACCTGCCACGCTAACAGTAGTAGCACCATCCTCATCAAATACAGTTACATCACTTAAGCGTAAGGATTTATAGTCTGGCTTGTCTTCGAGTATGGTATCAACTCTTTGTATTGTGTATCTGTGGTAGAATAAAAAATCCTTTGTAGCTTCACTTATAGTTTTGTCAGCTTTTATAGCATCAAAACCTTCAGCGTAAATTTTATCTATCTCTGCCATAGGTATCGTGCCACGCATATTTAATGCACCACGAGTTTGACCTTTACTTAATCCTGACTTCTTTGCTGTACCAGTTGCTCCGAATACATTTGTTTCAGGTTTATCTAGTTCAATGTTTCCTTGATTTACGTATTTTTCAAGAGCTTGTGCAGATGTATAGTAGTTTGCTTTTGTTGTTCCTTTTTCTCCTACTTCTGTTATAAACTCTGGACTTTTTAAGGTGGAAGCATAGTCACTACTTAATCCTACATTTTTACCTAGCTTACCTTTGCCTATGTTATTTTTAAAAGTTTTTAATCTGTCTGCAGCAGCATTGTCATCTAGGGATATAGCTCTATCTATAGAGAAATCTAAAGCATCACCTAAAGTCATTGTGTCTGTTATTTCTGCCATTTACTAATATCCAAATGTTTCATTTTGTACTTGATAGACTTGAGCCTTGATGCCATTAAGCGTTTGATGAATCGCTGCATACCCTGTCATCCTTGTCATTAACATATATCTTAGAGCATCGTATGCGTGATCTTCTGCTTTAGTGTCTACGTCTTCGCTGTTAGTTTTGGAAAGAGGAATTGCTGCCAATTGCTTGACAGTGTTGCTACAATTAGAAAACACTCGTAATCTAGGTTCATTTGTTCTTGGGTCATCTGCAAGCCTACGATGTATTTCCATCTTACCTTGTATTCTGTTACGGTCAGACTGTGTCCAACGAACACCACATCTCATCATCGTTTCTGCTATGGAAGGTCCAAAGCCTGTCTTGTTCCAACAGGAAGAATCTAATACTGTATAGTGGGGTAGAGGGTCTAATTGCTCTGCTTCTAGTATTCTATCAGCTAATTGTTCTGCTGTCAACTGTTTTACGTACAGTTCACGATAAATCCATATATTGTTATCCCAGTCAATAGCACCCCACAGGACACAAGAAGGACTCGCATACCCGTAGTCAGCGGCACGTATTCGCGGCCAATTTGTTGGTAATTCAAAACTTTCCACCACATGCTTTGCTCTGCTAAATTCTGGGAAGGCACAGCCATCGGCTACATCCCAATCCCCGTCAAGTAATCTTTTCCGTTCTATCTCTGGTAGTGAACGAAGCATAGCTTCATATTGTCCATCTGCCATAAGGAACGGGTTGTCCGTCAGTCTCGCAGGGATGAACCTACGATAGAACAAAGGTTGACCTTCCTTTTCGTGTCCTTGCGGCCACAAGAATGGTCTGCCTGTTTCAACATCACTGGCAGGGAACGGTTTGTTGTGTTCACCTACGTCAATGTACATCTTCTTAATCCACCACCCACCGATTCCACCCGGATTGGCAGTACACCTCATATACAAACTCTTTTGTAGTTCGGGATCGGTGCTTCTCAATCTTGATCGGAGGTAATCCCACACGTATGGTGTTGGGTATTGGGTTATCTCGTCTATCCCTATCCAGTTGAAAGCTTGTCCTTGAAATCGGGTTACATCTTTGTCTTTGTCTAGATAGGTAAACCAGATTGTTGCTCCAGATGGGAAGTGCCACGTTGACTTTGACTCCCTGAACTTTGCACCGGGAAACGCTTTGGGGTACAGTTGACGGGATTTGTCTATTAACTCAGTAAGCTCGTCAAGAGTACGCCTGAGAAGAAGACCCCTATGATTAGGATTAGTGCAATAGCGAAGGGGGTCTGCCAACAAGGCGAAAGATTTTCCCCCACCAGCAGCACCTCCATAGAGAACATCTCTTTCACTAGCCGACAGAAACTCTTCTTGAGGTCCTTCATTCGGCTGAAACACCACTTCACGATTTCCCACGATTTCTTGGACAGGTGGAGGAAGGCTTGCCAACTCCCCTGTATCGATAACGGTAGTTGCATCTCCCTTAAGAGCTTTCTCAACCTTACCAACCTTCTCTTCAAGCTTTCTGGCATATCTTCTTTTACTTTCTGCTACTTTGGTTACTTTGTCTGCACGTTTCTTTGCGTCACGTAATCTTTTTTGTGTCTGTCGTCTGGCTTGTTCAGCTCTGGACAGAAAATATCTTTGCTTTGGTGCTTCGGGGTCTTTCTTAGGGCGACCTCTCTGGGGTTTATCCGTCAATTACAACGTCTTTCTTTGGTGGCAGCAACACAATACCGTGAACTGCCTGCACATTTACGTTGGTTGTTTCTTGTTTTCCCAGACCAACCCTGTTTAAAAGCGATTCTGCAGCCCTGAAGCGTAGGTCGTCTCCTCTTTCGGGTACGGGGTTGTCTATTGTGGTTACTAGGCGTGTAGCAGCCTTAAATGCGTGCATAGACAATACGTTCTTTGTCCGATTGATTATCTCATCGGCTAAACTGTTCTTTAACCACGTGACACTGCCCTTAGAATAACCCGCTGCTAACGCTGCGTCAGTAACATTTCCACCATTCTCAAACAGATTGGTTAGGAATTGCTCCTGTTGGGGTGATATCTCACGTGAATTCTTTGTCTGTGGTAATAAGTTTGTCACAACGGTAGCCTTTTGGGTAGGAATAAGGTCTATATTCAGGTAAATCCTGCAATATTTCTACTATCCGTACTTGACATCTATGTTTCGTACTATAAGGACCTCGTGTATCTCGTACTTCTTCGCAGTTTCCGTATACTTCAGGCAGTCCTAGTGTACAAATTAACACAAATGCTTCAAACATAGTTAAAATTCCAATTAGATTGTGTCAAGAACCTTTCAGCTTGAGCCAAAGCACGAGGTTTTGTTTGATTGCTGCTGCTCGAAACTGGTCTTGATACAAAGATTATACGAATATAACCTAAATATGTCAAATAAAAAAATTTATGTTGACTTTTCTGATAAGATGGATATAATCGGAGTAACACCTCCGGGAGATACACCTATACACACAGGGAATTAACTGTTCTTAGCATAGAGGGGAGTCTCCCTTTCGGGTTTACTTACAGGGATATCCCAAAGGGATGCAAATAGGCTGTACAAGTAACTCATTCACATAAAAATATGGCGACATTGCTAGCATATATTGGGGGGCCCCCAGTGACCCATGCGTGGGCATACAAAGGTAAATATATGTTTATCTCTCATTGATAATCCACAGGCTAACATTTAACCCCACCTAACAACCCAACTATAAAACCGAACTATATACCAATAGTTTTCTAATAGATCACATATAAAACACGTGATAACACGATTTGCCAAGTTTTAGATTGTACAACTAATTTAAAAAGGTAGTTATCAAGGTGCAGATTGCGAACAATAACCCAAACACGTTAACAAGCGATTACACAACAGAAACAAAGATTTAGTTATATATTAGGCTACACCAAAGAAAAACGCCCTAGAAACTAATCTAAGGCGTTTTGGGGAGGTAAAAGGTTAACAGTTATTTATTAAGATTGACACAAGCATATTGACCCAAGCCAATCTTTTTTACTGTCTCAACTGTTGTTTCATTCAAAAATTGATTTCTATATCTTGAAGTGGTTCTTGAATAGTTCCACCTATCATAATCCAAATAGATTTCATTATTTGCTTTAACTGCAATAATAGAATTATAGCTTTGAAATACTTCAATACCATTCTGCAAAGTAATCTTAAATTGATTAGCTATTGGCAAGCCTGACTTACTGCTTTTAAAGTTCTCGACCTTAACAATATTAGCAAGCTTTTTATCTCTGCTTGGCATATCTTCAAGAGTTAAATTAAATGTTTGCATCGTTAATACCTTTCTGAATTATTATTTGGTTTCCTTTTAGTCTAGTTTGTTTTGAAATGCAACTATCACAAATTACGCTTTCATAATCTTGTAGCTTTCCCTCAAATACTTCCAAAGGCATTTCAAAAGTATCTGCAAAAGTTTCTTTATAGTTGCATATATTGCATTTAAAAAAGTAAGCCATGATTAACCCCACAAACTAGAAAAGCTTGTATCTAAGCCATGATAACTAGCCAAGCAATAAGCAAGAGTAAAGCCACAACATATCCATTTAAATAAATCCAATAGTTCTTTAAAAAGATAAACCATTTATGAACCCTCCTTTTTAGATGCAATCATATCTTCTAAATCTAATTGACCATGAAGACCCCATTGAACGCCAACGCTTTCATTAAAGAAAAACCGATCTTTATTGCAAGGTTCTAAGTCTTGAACGTTATCAATTTGTTCATTAAGACTATTTAAAATATTAATTGTTTGGTCTTTATGGCAATACAACAAATGTTTAATAGTTTCTGATTTATCTTCAAAACCTATTATTTCCAAACAAGCGAAGCTGTCATATATTTTCCATCTCATTTCAACTTTGCAAGGTTTGGATATCATTTCTTGTTTATCTTTATCGTAATCATGTTTAATTAAATATGTTTCTGTTTTCATTTGTGAAAATCCTTTACTATTTAAATTAAGGTTTAAAAAAACCACGCTAAGATTGTTCCTAGCATGGTTAATTATAATCTTATTTAAAAAACTAAGTCAACTAGATAATTTATTAACCAAGTTCCTATCCATAGTATTAAAATTTAATGGCATAGCTTTATAATATTTATAATGCTTACCAATAACACTAATAGATTGTACATATCCTTTTTTTCTCAATATAAATACGTATTGTCTAATCGTGTTATATGTTTTGTCAGTAAGTTTTAAATCATATATGTCAGATACTTTAATTCTAACACCTGATTTAATAACCTTGTAGATTTCATGTTCACCTTTTGTCATTTGGTTATTGCCTGAAATTTTAGTAGGATTATTTTTATTTTCTTTATTAGTTATAATAGATGTTAATGTAGGTACAAAGACACTAAATTGATCAGCTAATTCTTTAGCTAATTGATGACACCTAAAGCCTGACCTATGACCTTTATTTTTAGCATTGTTAGAAACAATTTCTAAAGTTTCAAGTAAGGTAGACATTTTATTTAAATGTTGTCTTTTCATTAATTATTCTCCTATAAAGTTATATAAATCCAAATAATCCCCGTGATACAAAGTAACACGAGGATACGCCAAATCATCAG